CCTTGGGAAAAAGGATTCTGTGGCCGAGCACCAATACTTGCGTACATAGCCTTTAATTGATTAAGTCTGCTACCAGGTTTGCCCAGTGTAGACTCTAAATATTGTTGAGTTGGAGCGGCCATCAACATCCTAGGAGAATTATTTATGGGTTTGACCATCATTTGGTCATCAATAGATCCCCCTGATGCCTGTTCTTGAACCCCTGATCCACCATAGTTATTTGAAAAAATACCGTGTTGTTGAAATACATTCTGTAACTCAGGAGTTAAAGATGAGTATATTTGTTTTAATTGCTCCTCATGAGCAGGTGACTGAGAGTAAATGGGAGCTCCTTGTAGCATGGATGGTGCCGTACTCAGCGTTGGATCTCTGTATATATTAGAACTTGCAGAACTTTTAGATGCGTTAGAGGTACTTGAAGAACCAGATCCTGAAGAACTAGATTTTGTAGAATTAGATCCAGACCCTCCAGATCCACCAGACCCAGACTTACCTGAGCTTGTATTGCTCACCGATAGCCCACCATTACCAGTAGAACCAGACCCATCTGTGGGATCAGGCAGACCAGATGTAGGATTGTTGGGAAGAGTAGCAGGGGTTGTGGTTGTGGTGACCTCTCCAGTGTTTGGATCAGCCGTATTTGTTACAACATTATTTCCAGTGCTATCTAATTTACTCAGAGAATCAACTGTTTGTTGTGCTGTACCAGTAACTGATGGATCATTAATAAAAGAATTAGGATCTCCCATAACTGTCTGAGAACCAGTTGGAGTTTCTCCTAGAGATGATAAAGTTCCAGTCCCCGTGTCAACCGTTAAACCTTGTCCACCACCCATAGCAGTTAGATTAGGAGATGTAGGATCGGTAAGAGCTCCACCATCTCCAGTAGATGAATCAGTCGGTGCAGTCAAACCTTGGCCACCCGTTCCACTAGAAAATGAATATAAATTATTTGGATCTGAAGAAGATGCAGCACTAGCCGATGGATCTTCAGGTGGTAATGACAGTGGTGGCGTTGGTTCTGTAGGACTTGTTGAATCTATGGAATTTGTATCTATTTCTGTTGGCAACGGTGAATTAATAACGCTTGTATCAACAGGAGAATTTGTGTCAGTAGGAGGGGTTGTATCAACAGGTGGTGTTGTATCAACGCTTAATGGAGGAAGAGGAGTAGGATCTCCACTAGAGGAAGTAGTAACAGGAGATGTGGTTGCGGTTTCTGTGGGTTGCGCATCAGAGCCACTTCCCTGTGATTTAGTTATAGAACCTAATCCGCTCATAGTTCCTTGGATAAGCGAATCTTGTAAGTTTTTACCTGATGCTAAACCACTTCCAGTAGAGATAAGCCCCGTTGCTATGTTTTTAGCAACATCAGATCCTATTCCTGTAGCGTCAGATATGCTCCCTGCAATATTACTATTTAAATCAGCCCCTATACCACTTTGACCTATTGCTAAATTTAGCAATTGTGAGGTACTAGGAGCATTCCCAGACATTATGCTTGAAATTGCAGGTATAAAAGCACCAGAGCCTGGTAACACTGTGTTTGCAACAATAGCAGCAATCCCTTGAGGACTTGCAATTGAATTTACTAAATTATTTACAAAACCACCATTATTGTTAGCATTGTAATATCCAACTTTATTGTTACCATCGCCTATTGCATTATTAGTAAGTGTTTGTATATCGTTTACAGGTACGCCATTTTGACCAAGGTAAGCAATTGCATTTTGATAATTTGCAGTAAGTTCATCTTTTGCAACTGATGTTAAAGAACCAAAACCTGTCCCAACAACAATATTTTCAATTTGATTTTGTAAATAATCTTTTACAAAAGATTTTGGATCTTGCATGGCTTTTGCAAGAGCTTGAGCAGGTGTCTGTGAATCGGGCAAAGAATTGCCATCCGCATCCGTTTGATTAGAACCTGTCTTAATATAATCATACAAACCAGGTATTGACGCAAGAGATGACCAAGTAGTTTGCGTGCCAGGTATTGTTTGATTTGAATATCTGCCCTCTGGATTGGCAGTTTCGTACATTTGTTGAGCAGATTGTGGGTCTACGCCACTAAAACTGCTGTATTGTGCAGGCGTTATATGGCTGATATCAATTGCTTGACCAACAGTAGTTGGTGATGGTTTAGCAAAAGTTTCAGTGCTATCTTCATTAAAACTATTGTTGACAGTTACTAATCTAAATAAAATACTATTGAAATTATCAATTTGTTCTTGGTTAATAGAGGGTTGTGCCATATCAATACACGCTTTCTTGATTTTGAGCAATACTCATGATTCCAACTAAGTTTTGCGCCCAGTCTTGCCATCTAGAATAACCCCTAGGGTCAGGTACACCGCTCTGTACAAAGTATCCAATGCCTTGCATACCAGAAGCCCATAATTGCCATTGATCCTCAGGTAAGGTTCCTAGTTGGTTGCTAGCAAATAGCTCCGCCATCCGAGCGCACCACTCGTCCCATGTTAGATTGCGCGGGTCATAGACTACCATTATGGATTTCCAGTTCCACGTACATCTCCTGCCTCTATGCTCAGAACAACTCTTCCCATGAAATAGTTGCCGTTTTGTACGTTGCTTGTGAATCTAAGTCTCATCTCTCTTCTTTGCTCTTTCATATCTATCTTGAGTGTATTTGGACTAAATGGATAAGGAGTCGATGTCTGGTCTTGATCATCAGCGTAACCCTTACCTGTAATCGTGACCGACATATCCCCAGTCTGTACAAAGTCGGGCTCAACCCTCTCTAACCTTGTCCATAAGTTGTCTCCGCCTTGTGCAGATCCTACTAATCCATTGTCACTACCTATAACATTACTCTCAAAGTAAGAGTTAATTGCATTGACATTACTCAAGTAAACAACATCTGTTCCTGTTTCATGAGACCACAAAGTGTAATTATTTGTTGTATTTTTTTGATTATCGGCCCATATAGGTTTTCTAAATACTTCTGAGAACGTCCCCGCGGATCTATTAGCCCCTATTGATTGACCTGCGTCATACCAAGACTGTTCTCGTACGTTATAAATGATTGCGTCATTACACTCAGTCGCAGTCCCCCTTGGATAAAACCACCATATCTCACCCCACCTAGGAACTTTACTTACCCATACTTTTTGACGTTGACTAATATTAAGACCATCAAAAAACCAGTTTTGATTCTGTGTGTTGGGAACTTCTTGTACAACACCGTTATACATTAAGAAACGATCTGTACCCGCCCAGTAATAAATGCCGTCATACTCAATAACACATGAGCTTGACATAATAGAAGACTGTTGAGTAACTAAATCGTATCTCCAATAAAGAGCAGACGTTCCTACTGTCTGAGGCGCATAAGAAACCCTGACTACAGAGTCAAGAGTCCAAAATAACCCTGATGGAGACGTTGTACCGCCCCTTAGAGGCAGTCCCTTGACAACCTTAGTAGAAGATACGTTGTTGGCGTTTGAGTCCGCAGAAGTCCAATTATTGAAGTTACCTGCTGAGCAATTCTGGATCAATCCATTGTTGCCATACACAAAAAGGTAAGGATACAACATGACTACACCACCAGAAACACTGATGTTGTTGTCAAAGGTTAGTAAAGGAGACCCAGTAGCGGTTGCATTATTGTTTAATATAGCAGTCCAAACACCAGACTGCTGAGCAATAAAGGTTAATCCTGCGGTGGTACCCGCTGTGGTGCTTATTGCTGTACCACCTGAAGTTTGTGACAAAGTGAAAGTTGTTGTGCCATTGGTGGCAATTATGTAGTAATTACCTGCTGAAATACCAGTAGCAGTGCCAGTCAAAGTTCCCGAAACCACTACTACTTGGTTTAAAAACAAAGTGGTGGTATTGCAAGAAAATTGACCCGCAGTTCCTGTAACCGCAACATTTGCTAATGTAATTGAATTACTAACCAAAGTAGCAGCCACAACAATTGTATTTGCAGGTATACCCGTACCCGATACAGAAACGCCTGGGCCAATCGCTATAATCGTTGTTGAAAATGTTACGGTTGGAGAACCATTTGTAGTTGATCCTGTTGCTGTAAATACACCTACAGGACTAACTGTTGATCCCGTAAACGTACCAATTAAAGGTCTTGTATTTACTGTGCTATCGATGTACTGTAAATTTTGGCCAGGATGGGCTATTAGATTGTTATTACCAGTACCATTAGGATCAAATCCTGAATCAAACTGCCACAATGTATTTGAATTTGGTGCATATGTAGACAATCCGCTAATAATTCCTGTAAAGCCTGAACCAGTTCCACCTATGCTAGATGCCAATAATGTTACTGATTGTTGATAATAATACCCAACACCACCTGATGTAATTGTTACTGTTGTTACTGCATTACTTGAAACAATAACTGTGGCTAAAGCTCCAGTTCCATTGGCTGTTTGTAGAGGTACGTTGGTATAAGTACCATTAGAATAAGCAGTACCTTGCGTAACAATAGAAACCGTACTAACTGATCCTACGGGTGTAATCTGAGTTGGGCCTGTACCAATTGCTTGGTCATTAGCAATAATCCATTGCTGTAGGCTACTTGCAAATCCTGATATAACCCAAGTTTGACCATTTTGAGATTGTAGAATCATCCCTCTACTGATATCTGGCGCGTTTAAAAACGATCCATAGTATCCACCCATCTTGCGTGGTCGGCCATACTGAAACCTTACCCATTGACCATCTACATAAGATGGTGAGTAAAAGAGTGTCCCATCCCTTTGAATGCCAGGTTTAGGCTGAAGGACAACAACTTTGGTAGTCATTAGAAGGCACCACTATTAATTCCAACTGGAACAACTAATCCTGTTGATGCAATCTTAGCTCCAGTAATTCCCGATACTGCTACGGATAGTTGACCTGTAGCAGATAAATAAAGTCCTGTTGTAGTGTCTGAACTAAATGAAAGAGATGGAGCTGTCACTGAACCATTACCCAATGTTAAAGATGTCAATGAACTACTTGATGCAGAGTTTGCATTATATAAGTTTGTACCATCAGAAATTGTTAATATTGTTTGACCAGATGGAACAGTGATAGAAGTTCCACTAGAACCATATACACTGAATGTCAAAGAATAAGCACCAGTTGTCTTATTTTGAAATGAATAAAGTTGTACTGTTGGAGGTACAGTAACAACCATATTTGCAGTTAATGTGCCCGTGTACTCTTGAATGACGTTTTTAGCTTGCGTTGATGTTAAGTTATAGGGTGAACTAACACCAGTTAAGTTAATTAACAACTGAGTGTAATTAAATACATTGGTTTGTGTTAAACCATATGTAAAGTAATTAGTTCCATCCGATACAAATATAGTTGAGTTTGCTATCTGTAGTTGTACAGAGGGTGTGCCTGTTATATCTATAAAACCGCTTTGAGTTGCAACGGTTAGTATTCCTGTTCCATCATTTTTTATGATAACAAACCATCCTGCACCCACAGTCGCTGCAAGTGGAAGCGTGGCTGTATTGGCACCACCCGTCCAAACATAAAGGTCAGACCTATCATTAGCGGTAAATGTATAAGCCGAAGTAAATTGATTTACTTGTGTAGCTTCATTTAATGTGTTGTTGATTGCAACCAGTCCATTGCCCGCAAGTGTCCCCGCCACCGCAGACGATGTACCAATGCCCATCGCAACACTTGCCCATGTACCCTGAGTCGTTGTGTTGTTTGTGAGATATATGTAATACGTATTGGAGTTTGTTCCTGACGCAGATATTGGAATATTAACAATTGTGTTAGATAACGAATCTGTAACTGTAAAAGAATAGTTACCACCAGTACCTACGTTTCTAACTATGAACGCTTGTCCAACAGATACCTGTAAAGCCGTAGGTAAGACCAATAACAAATTGTTAGCGGTAGCCGTAACCTCCATGATGTTGGCCACCACACCCCCCGCAGTCGTGCCATTGATAGGCCACTGTAGGAATGTATTCTGACTAAGAGTTATGCTCTCATAGCCTACTTGTGAGGGATCTAGTGTTTGCCCAGTGTATGGATTTATGTATACGGTCATGTTGTTTCCTTTTAGCTATCAACTACCATAGCTTGTCGATCTCCAACTCTAGAGATATCCTCAGCCTTGAGTGCTTGAATAGCCTCTTGATATTTTTGTTCAAAAATAGTTCTCTGATCGTTCTTGAGGAACATCACTGCTTGTAAAAGCGTACCAAATAACATCGCATTTGGCGCATTGATTGTCAACCAATTCGTCTGATTTGTTGAACTCAAAGGTAACAATCTCTCGTAATAAAGTAACTCAAAGTTGTATGATTGGTCTGGCGTAGGAGCCAAAAAGAAATGATCCCAATCGGTATCTGCGTAATACAGAGGCTGTGAGGTAGTGGCGCTGTCTGGCCAATAATTCGTTAAGTACTCGTACTTTCTGAGTAATATTGGGTTCTTATTACCATTAGCGTCTGTGTAGTTCATAGACACAGTCTTGCGCCATCTGGCTGGCTTTTGTAGGACTGGATTGCCTACGTTTAACTGAGACTGAACAAGTTGTAACTGACCTAGAGTCTTGATTTCCTGAGCTATTTCAAACTCTGCAAGGGTAATGAAGGTGGGTATTGCGTTTACTACGGCCGTATCACTACGCTCCAAATACTGAAGTACAATGGATGTCAGACTGTTATAAGTCATTACCCATGATGAATTCACACTGGATATCGTCATAATTACCCCTTTCCCCCTATTTTAAATGGTATTGAGGTAAATGTCACCCTATGACAGAACCCTCTTTAAGTTGCGCCAAAGTAAGTCCACCCGTGTCTTGAAAGTGCGCTAACTCACGAAATGAGTGCCACTCCCCTGCCCAGTCTAATCCCGATTCTTTACCAAGTCTACCAACTGTCTCCCATACAGGGTCTGATCCGTCCCAGTTAGGCTTTCCGTTGAGCAACGGGACAACATCCACAGCACAACGATAATTGTGAAAACTTTCGCCAGGTTTCGCATTTGTGACAATCTTTCCTGGTGTTGTACGTCCTTGGTTGTAGATCGCTTGTTGGCTCTCATTGTCTCGATAAGTGCTTGTAACCAATAAATCAATACCGTTATCCTTACAAGCCTCAATAAACTTCTCAACTTTAATCTTGACTTGCGGTAGTAGTTCATCTAAAGATCTTGAATTAATCATTTTAAAACTGGTGTTGATTGATGTAAAAGTTCGTCTTTCTTCTGACTCCCTGCCGAACTACCAAAATAGAAAGCTACCACCCCCGTCCAAGCAGTACCTAGTGATCCCAACATAATGTCGATCTGAGGCGTGTGCTGTACCTGACCGTACATCAGCCCAAAGAGTATTCCAAAGAAACCACCCGTAATTCCTATAGCGAGTATAGGGGGTATCCAAGACTGAGTAGCAATCTGCATTGTTCTAGCAGAACTTCTATCTTGAACGGCCAATTGCTCAAAATCTAGGTTAAGTTCTTGTGCTTTAGCCTTTAAAGCTATCTCAGCTTGTTGGACTGATGCTATTTGATCAGCGGTTAATTTACCATCCTCCAACATCTTCTTAGCATCATCTTGAGAAACCCCTATGACTTTAGATACCATTTCATACGCCAAACCACCCAGTGGCCCTGATATTGCCGTAAATATCGTAGGTGCTATGCTTTTTAACCAATCCATGATCACTCCTTGCAGTATCTGGGCAAGTAGCCCGTTTGTCTAAACATCCTATAACACTCAACTTCTTTACCGTTATCTATAAAGTTTTTCTTAAACTCTATGTACCACAACTCGTCTTCTCTTCTGTATAAATAATCTTGCCGAATATAGAACATCAACCCTACGCAAGCAAGCATAAAAACAATTATGCAAGCGCAAAGAACCAGCTTATATTGCAAGCTATCCAGTTTTCTTTTACGTTCTCTGGCCTCACTCGCATCCTTTTTTTTTGAGCTGCGTCAAACTTTGCCTTGTCAGCATGAAGTCTATTTTTCTCTTTCTCAAATTGATGCCATAGATCTCCCAACTCAGGAGGACTCTCATACACTAACATCTGCCTTAGATCGTACTGGGCTTGTTCTAGTTGCTTCCTAGCCATGATGTTCTCTAAGGCTTGTGCTTGTATAGACTTACCCTTTGGAGGATTCTTTTCTTTCTCTTTTATCTCAGCATGGGCTTTTTCACTATGCTCAAAAAAAGATCCCAAACCTGTTGAAATTTCATGCAAAACATCGTAGGCTTCCTTGCCAGTAGCCTTAAAGTCTTTGTACATAGCCACACCTTGTTTAACTGCGGAGAGTACGGCTAAACAAGTGCTAATGGGTTCCATCTACTTAACAATGATATGCTTGACCAATTCAACGGCATCTTGCCCTAAAAGGGAGATCGCAATGAGCAAGTACAAGGTGTACTCTATGCGTTGCATGCGCTTAGAACCATCATCAAATCGATTTTGAATGGCTTCATAGCGCTGAGCACAAACAGCCTCGTGGATACTTAAGTGTTTGTCTGTCTTTGTAGCTAGCTCATGCGTATCTTCCATGTTTAATCAGCTTTAGGAGCTTCTGGTGGGGGTTGCTGTGCGTTTACTTCCTTTTGTACGGCCTCGATAATCTGGAATACCTCTTGAAACGGTTTTGTTCCTAAGTAAGCCATGACTGCGTTAATTGTCTGAACAGATAAAGTGATGTTTTGCATTTTAGTTTCCTTGTGGAGTTTCGATAAATCGTAGCAACACTACGACCACAGAAATTATACAACCCACTATCATTTGATGGATAGGAGTTAGGGATAGCTCCATGACGAAACCTTGCAATACTGAGAGTATGGCAATAACAAGTGCCCACTGCACCTGCTTTGATTTTAGGGTTGTGATG